CTCAGTCATAGTTGCTGTCTGGCCTTGTTCATTCTGGAAGATAATCTCCAAGAAATCACGACCATTCTCAGTTTTGTTTACATTAACCTCTTTCAAGGTTACATTCTCGTTGATGCCTACTGGCATATATGAGTTGTTAAACTCGTTATTATTTGTTGTTGCTGTTTTTGTACTATACATAATTTCTCGACTTTAAAGTTCTACGCAATTATTTAAAAATTCGATCCCAATGTGTTACAAGTTTATCTTCATCGTCGTCCCATTCAGCCACAATAATGTCTTTTTCACGAAGATGTTCAATTCTTGTACCTTTAATAAAATTATCTCCACCTACAAATGACAAATGGGTTTCTTTACCTTTTCGATAACAATATCCGATACAATCATAAAAACGTTCTACTTCTTTTCTAGTTTGCTTTGGTAAAGAAAGAGAAGTACGTTGAATTGCATCTGATTTTCCATCTACGTCTTCATATGTGTGACATGTAATAATAAAGGTATCACATAAACCTTGAAACAATGAAAGGATTCTGTCTATACAAGAATATAAGACCCTGTATCCTGCACCAAAACCAATATCTCTTACATCAGTTCCAGTCCAGCTTTTATCTACAGTTTGTTTATATTCTCGTGCTGCCCACGGCAAACAGATTTCTTCCAATCTTGTTGCAGTATCTATTGTGATATATTTGTAGAAATTGTGACCAACCTCGGCATTTTTCTCTTTAATTGCTTGAGCTATTTGGCCTAAATCTTCTACTGTTCTGGCTTGTACAGCCATAGCCTCCATATATTCAGTTCCTCCCTCTGTATCAATTATCAAATTGTTCTCTAATTGAGCCAGCATTGAAGACTTTCCTATTTTTGCTTGACCGTATATAACCATTCGTTTAGGATTAAACTTACTTGCGGGTACTTTTTCTGTAGGTACGGTTATCATATGACTTATAGTTCTAATGATTAGAGAATGTTAATGTCAATATTCGTGCCAGCATTGGCATAAATGTTGATAATAACCTTCTTCGTGGGGGCACTCAACGTATTCAAGAACGAGATGTTCTTCAAATCGGTGTAAGTATAAGTATCAAAACCAATCTGAATCTCATCATCGTAGAACACAATGGGAGTACCATCACTCAACGTGTACATCTTACCCAGCGTATAGGGCAGATTATACTTCTTATTATACTTCTTGTAATTAGTAATAAAGTTAACAGCGTTCATGAAATCGTCATCGTAATACTTGGCCTTACCGAGATTTGCGATAAAGATATCAGAATTCTCATTCTTCTTGAACAGATAGTCATTCTTCTTTGCTATATCAGCAAGAATAATGTTATCGAGAATCTTAGAATAGTTTGTACTGTTGTTGAAACAAAAGGAATTCTTCTTACTGTTGTTATTGTTACTAAAAGTGAAAGTCTGTGTCATAATTCAGCCTAAAATTTAAAAGTTAATACTTGTCAGAACAATGTATTATCTTTCAACCAAATTGTTAAACATTAGGTCATTCTCGAATTCAAGTATACAAGGTTTACCTGCATCTCTATTTTTCAACATGTGCATATAAATCTTGTTTTGAGTAGGTAAATGATTCGGCCCATATTCTTGTATGTTTAACAATTCCGGTCTTTGCATAACAAGCACATAATCGCTCGCTTGAAACATTGCATCTGACGATGATAAATCACTGCGCATAGGATAATGTCCTAGCGGGTTATTTATCCTTTCTGAAGACTCAATATTTCTATTCATCTGAGCAATCTGTATAATAGACGTAAGCGGATATTTTTTTGCTTGTATGAATACTCTTTCGAGTTCGCTTGTCGTTTCTATTACAGAACCAGTTTGCTTAGTTAATAACGTATGATCATAAATTATGATAAAGTGTTTTTTTGTACCTTTTACATACGTTTCATAGAAAGATTTTATAATTTGTTCTACTTGCATAGGAGTACCTGGGTTATCTACAAAGTAAATAGGGTATTCCTTTAGCTGATTGGAT